CGTATTGACAAATTGCGCCAATAATTCTTGTGAATTAGGTGTCATAATAATTGTCCTTATTTAAGGCTTTAAAAGCTCAGCGGCTGTTTTTGCAGCATCGCTATTGTTTAATGTGACATTGGTTTTAATTGAGTTTAAACTACTGTTAAGAGATTTGTATCTTGCAATGGTATATGTATTAAGATTTTTTGCCTTAGCTTCTGCGGTAACGTCTGGGGTTAGTAACTGCTCACCTATAAACTTTGCAACATCAGCATCAGCAGCAGCTATATATGACCTTGCGTCTTGATCTACCTTTGTATCATTTTTAAATGAGTCCAAAATAAGTAGATTATCAGTTTTAAGATTTTCTATTTGCGTTAGAATAGTAGCATCTATTGTTTTATTTATCCTTTCTTCCTCAGCTAATTTTGCAGCCGCTTCTGCATCAGTTTTAGCTTTTGCAGCGGCGGTTTCTTTTGCAGCAACATTAGCTTTATCAGCGGCATCGGATAAATACTTGGCGCTATCAGCAGCCTCTAATGCCTTATTTTTTGCTAACTCAGTTGCTGCTAGTTTAAGCCTTGCCCCCTCTTTTTCAGCCGCAGTGGCGTTAACATTAGCAAGTGTAGATGCCGCGTCTTTAGCAGCCAAAACAGCCGCTTCTTCAGCTGCTGCCATATTAGCGGCTAACTTTGCGGCAACATCTGCATTAGTTTTTGCCAATTGAGCTGCAACACCCGCATCACTAGCGACTTTTGTAGCAGCGGCTTGTGCATCTACTGCGGTTTTAGAATCCGCTGCAACTGCGTCAGTAATTGCCTTTTGTATATTTAATGCTAAATTAACATTTCCATTAACTAACGCTAATCTAACTGCATTAGCATCTTTAGCACCTTCTTTCAAAGCATCCATTTGCGCCTGCAACATTGTTCGATAAGTGTTAGATTGAGCTAGTGTATCAGCTTGTGCCATAGCCGCCCATGTATCAAAGCCATCTTTTTGCTCTGCATTTAATATAGCATTATTGTCAGTTAATACTTTATTTAACGCATCAGCATTAAATTTATCAGCAGTTAGTTTATTGCTGACATCATACTGATTCGCATCTAATGTTAGTTTAGCTTGAGTGGTATTTAAAGTAACATTATTTCCCGTATCTGAAATTAATCCTTTAGATTTTAAATCAAGACCGGTATTAATTAATGTGTTTTTAGCAGCGGCATTTGCTTCATTAGCTTTTGCAATAGTTAGTGCATCAGCTTGTGCAATAGGTAAGGCGTTTTTAATAGCAGCGTCTTGTGCAAATCCTGCGGCAGCACCTGTATTGAGCATTCCTCTGCGCGATGATTGAAGGTTTGCCGCGTTAACTGCTTGTTGGATATAAGGATTATTCTTTGAAAGAAGTCCCGATAATCTATTGCTAACAAGTGAGTCTGGCGTTACGTTTACATCAACTGATTTAGCCGCATCTACTAGTTTTGCAATATCGGCAGCGGATTGAGTACCTGTTCTATCAACAATCGGTGCAACAACATCAGCAGCAGTAATCTGTTTTACATCCGATGTAGCAATTGTAGAGTAGTCTGGTTTTACAATTTTGGGAGTCCCATCCTCATTGTATTCAACATTTGTTGGCGTATTTTTCAACGCATCAGTAACCATTTCATCGGTTATATTTGCAGTAGATACTTTAGGTACACCATCAACATCTAACGTCACACCTAAATCTTTCGCGGTCAATTCACTGGGAAGTTTTGAACCAGTTAACGCGGCTAAATTTGAAGTACCTAATGCGCCAATTGAGGAACTTGTTAGCATCCCTGTACTACCAGTTCCACCTGTTGGTAATGCACCTAAACTGGTAGTTGGCAATGCACCTAAACTGGTAGTTGGTAATGCACCAGTCCCACCTGTTGGCAATGCACCTAAACTGGTAGTTGGCAATGCACCAGTTCCACCTGTTGGTAATGCACCTAAACTGGTAGTTGGTAATGCACCTAAACTGGTAGTTGGTAATGCACCAGTTCCACCTGTTGGTAATGCACCTAAACTGGTAGTTGGTAAAGCACCTAAACTGGTAGTTGGTAATGCACCAGTTCCACCTGTTGGTAATGCACCAATTGAAGAAGTGGTCAGCATGCCTGTGCCGCCCGTAGGTAGAGCGCTTGTTCCAGTAGTAGGTGTAGCACCTAAATCAGTTCCAAATCTTTTATTAATATCCGCATAAGTATTTGACCATTTTAAATCGTTAGCGACTTTATCGGCAGCAGCTTGGTCAGCAACGGCTTTATCGGCAACGGCTTGGTCAGCAATGGCTTTGTCGGCAGCGGTTTTATCAGCAACGGCTTTTTCAGTGGCGGCTTTTTCAGCGGCGGCTTGGTCAGCAATGGCTTTGTCGGCAGCGGTTTTATCAGCAACGGCTTTTTCAGTGGCGGCTTTTTCAGCGGTAGTTTTAATATCAGTTTGCGATTGGTTATACCCGACATAATTTCTATTAGAGGATAAGTTACCAATTAACTTATTTCTTTCGGCAACAAAAGTTTTATTATTATCATTTGCGCCCCCAGATAAATTCCAATTGATATTAGGGTCTTTTGCTAATAAATCAGTTGCCCAATCTTTTACTTGAGTATCCGCAACAGATTGGGGGATAGTACCTGTTGCAAGACCGTTATAAAATGTTGGATCAAAAACAGGTGTGCCATCGGGGTTTACAACTGATGCGTATTTGTCTGAATACTGTTTAGCTCTATATGCTACTGCGTCTGGGTGGGTACTGCTGCTATTAAAAGCATCCATCCAAGAGTCGTACATAGGTTTGTTAAGCCCTGTACCCACATAGGTAAATTGTGATTCTAGTGGTTTAGGCATATCTGTATATTTGATAGTCGCCATTTATTTATCTCCGTCCAGTAACATATTGCGACCACCACTGGTCAGCAGCGGCATTTCTATTGTCATTATAATTACCCATATTAACACCAGTTTGCTGATTAGTGGGGATTTGGAAATTCTTAAAGGCGTCCATAAACCCTTGCGTTGCTTGTGTACCAAAGGCTTGATTCTTGGTATCAACACCGCTAAGGATATTAGTTTTAAGCGCATCCGCACTGGTATTCCAATCCTTTAAGAAATTAGCATTTTGAGAAGTGAGAGCAGTTTGATTAGCTTGCAAAGCATCACTATAGGCTTTTGTATTAGCAACTTGCTGTGCGTCCAATGTTGTTTTCAATTGATCCGCAGTAATACCTTGAGGTTGAGTTTTATACCAATTAGTTAAATCAGTCGTAGTAAGAGCAGGAATGCTTCCTGTATTTATTGTACTGGGAGGACTTGTCGCAGCAGGAGAAGTTGCGATTTTATTAATATCACCTGTAGTTAATGCAGGTGTGCTTGTCGTTGCGATTTTATTAATATCACCTGTAGTTAATGCAGGTGTGCTTGTCGTTGCGATTTTATTAATATCACCTGTGGATAATGCGCTTTCGCCACCTTGTGTATTTAGTTTAGTGTTATCAATAACCGTCCCTGTATCCGCAACTTTAGCAGTACCTGTTCCACCTAAATTACCATAGGTTTTCCACCATGCCGCTTCGTCAGCCCGTGCCTTATTTGAGTTTGCCATCCAAATCAACGCATCATTAGTAATAGGTTTTCCATTAAACACCACTTTTGTATTTGGATTAGCTGCGACCTGTTTCACTGCCCCTGCTAAATCATCACCTGTATTCAAATAAAGAATTTCCATTTTTTTTCCTATTATCTATTTAGTTTTCTAGGCGTGTAATGAAGTACAACGCCCGATAAATTATGTCCTAAATCAATAGCCGAATTAGAGAAAACGACTAGACCAATGTTTGTTCCACTACCTTGTATGCGGATTTCTGGTTGAGAAACTATCTTTCCATCATAATAAAATTCATTCCATATTGCTTCATCCCAATAACCCCCTGCGCCTTGCAGTTCTTCATATTTAAGAAGATGCGTTGCAATAGAGGGATCAGCATACGAAAATTCAGGATTAAAGCGAATATACGAATAACCTACAGTTGAAAGTTCAACTTCAAGTTTTCTAAATCGTTTAATTGCTGAAGGTGATTTTACATTATTAAACGCTGTTCTGATATAGGCTTGAATAGGTTGCCCATCAAAAGATGATCCAGTATTGGCTACATAAACATAGCCATCTTCATCGCCAAGTAAAACAATATCTCGTCCACTGGCATCCTCACCACTCCATGCGTAACTAATATTAACTGGATAGGTTAATTCTGAAAATTCATGACCAGTGGTCGCAGCGCCTGTTTGCGTTACGCCCGAAGTCATTGTCATGATAATACCCGTACCGTCATTTGCATAAAACCTAACTTGGTTTTTGCTTTTATAAACAGCAGTGGCAACAATCTTTTCTCGGAAACGATCAATAACGGGTTGAATAGCGCGACTAATAGTATCGTGTTCAAAGCCACCGAATACATAAGAAGGAACAATGCGGATAATCCCTTTATCATCAAATGAATAAAGTGCGCCAAGATTCATTAAGCCATAATGAATTGCACCAATATCGGGAGAAATTAAGTCTGCTTTATAAAGACTGGTTTGAGCATCAATAGATACCTGCCAAAAACTATCTCGACAAGCAATGGCAAGAACGCCGCCAACAATGGCACTCATTCCCGTAATATTATCTCCAAATTCTTGAACATCTTGAAAACCTAGACTTGTTGTTCTAAAGTCATGAGGATTACCTACTGCTGAAAATAAAGCTGTTCCAAAATAAGATAATACAAGTTGTCCGTTTACCGCTGCAATAGTGGTTGGAGCGTCAATAGTGACTTGAGTTCTAATAGGAATGTAAACATCCCCGTCAAACTCAAAGGCACGATTTAATGAATCTGCACCATATAGTTTTTTACCATCTGACGCGGCTGAAAAATTATGTTGAACAAACTGATAATTACCACCTTGCAGAATAGTAATTTGAGTAACAGGATTTCCACTGGGATTATCAACAACAGCGATATCAATAATACCCACTCGTATCGTATCCGCTACATTACTTGTCCATG